TTACCTTATCTGATTTAGACGAGAATAATCTAGTAAAACAATCAATAAAACACATTCTCTTATATATATGTGATATTTACATCCTTGAAGATTTAAAATGGGACAAAACCCACTAAAAATCAACAAGGTTTGCCTATTTCAAGGCATGTAAATTTTGATTTTACTGGTTCGTCTAAACCAGTTGAAGTATTATTGCTTCTTGATAAATAATTTGGTCTTTCTTTTTTATTTATCGCATTATAAGCAATTTTATAAATATTTGTTGCACCATTAACATCTCTATTCCAATAACCGCATCCGTTTTTACAACAAATCAGTCCATGAACTAAAACATTACCGCTTCTAAATGGTTTGGGATTTTCCCTAACCATCGTCTTTTTACAAATACCCACTTCACATTTAGAACATCTACAACTTGTTCTAAACTCATCCACTAAATAAGTTTGAAATCCTGCTTTTCTAAACAAGGTTCGCATTCCTTTCCCTTTGGTAGGTTCTTTGAATTTCATATGTTTTTTCTGCTCGTAATCTCCAAAACACACAACAACATCTTTTTCATTACCAAAAATGCGTTTGAAATTGTTAATCATTTTCTGTTCGCTTTTCTTGGTATTTCTATAACTTTGTAATCGTAATTTTCTAAAAATATATTTTTCATAAAACTGGAATAACATAGCATTTATTTCACTCTTCTTTTTGATATATTCCTTGAATTTTGTAATATTGAGTGATTTTCTATTTAGTTTAGATAATTCAGTTTCCCATTCTATAATTATTTTACCATTAATTTGTTCCCTTTTCAATTCCAATTGAATTTTTGAATACTTCTTTTTCTTGGTTTCTTTTCTTCGTTGGTCTTGCGAATATCTAAATTTGTTAGCATCTTTATTATCAGCATCCACACAATAAATTAAATCACACAATCCAGGGTCTATTGCTACAATCTTTTTGTTTTGTAATTGAGTATAATCGGTTAGTTCATCAATATATGTTTCAGTTGATAAACCTTTTTTCATCATCGGTAGTCGTTTTCCTATTAAATCCTTACGCAATAGCAACAAAGTGCAACTTATTCCATCTGTTTCTATCATATGATGAAATTCATAATGCTTTTTATGAAACATTTTTCGTTCTGTTCTAAAAAAGAAATCCCATATTTTATTTTCATTTCGTTTCAAATTTCCTTTTGTTAAATATTCACTTTTAATTCCTTGTTTTTTCGTCATAAGAAGATGCACCAATGTAGTTGTATCTAATCTTATATGTTTTGGTATTATTTCGCTACGCATAGGAAATACATTACTAATTGTTTGTTCTTCTCTTTCAACTGGTTTCATCATAACAATCATACAAGGAAAATAATCAAAAGGGCTACACATCAAATCATAAACAATATTATTCTTTTTGTATGTAGATTTATTCGGCGTAATAAATTGTTTTTGTTGGTTTATCCAAATATGATACATGGAATGTGATTTGTAGTTTTTAGAACCTTCGGTAACATTCAATAAATCGGTTTTGATTTTTCGCAATTGACTACATAATTTATTTACTCGTTGTTCCTTTTCTTTTTGTGTAATATTCATTTTTCTTATTTTATTTACAATAAAATTCTTTTTCCAAACAACATTTACATATCGTTCCACATATTCTACATAATGAAATTTGATGTTATTCTCATACATCGTAAGAATATCAATAGTAAGATAATCTAAAATGGTATTCATATGTGTATAATCCAAGTTTTCATTTTGAATTAGCGGTTGAAAATCGGTTTTGTAAAATGCACTCAAAGTATCTTTTAATTCTTTGATTTCTTTTTTAGGTGGTCTTCCAGTTGCTTTTTCATTACACAATATTTTCATACAAGAATTAATGAATTCGTCATTAATGGTTGGTAATTTATTATGCTTATCATAATGGTCTAATAAAAAAAGTTTCATAAACATAAGCGTTTGAATAACAATTTTATTACACTTGACAACGGCATTTGTGATTTTAGGTAAATTGATGTCAGGATGTTTCAAGACACTTTTCAAGGAAATTTTAATTCCTTTGAAAAAGTCGGTTGGTGGATTTACTTCTTTTTCCATCCTTATACTATTCCTAAATATTTTATTTTAAGTAGTTTAACGCACATATTATAAAATTGAATTCAATATAGACATTTTATGTTAGTATATTATATATAACATGTCTACTTGTGGGTTTATTTACAAAATCGTATTTCCAAACGGAAAGCACTATATTGGATTAACGACTACTTCATTGAAGCAACGAACTGAAGGGCATAATTACTTAGCGAAATCAGGTAATAATAGATACCTATATTGTGCGATACGAAAATATGACATGGTAGGTAATCTCGAACTTATAGAAATTGATACAGCAGATACTATTGAAGAATTGTGCGAAAAGGAAATACGATACATTCAAGAATATAATTCGTATTTTATGAATGGGAATGGATATAATATGACTTATGGTGGAGATGGGATAAATGGGTATGTGTTTACGGAAGCCGATAGACAAAAAATGAGTGAACGCAGTAAAAAATATTGGGAAAATAACGAAGCAAGGGAACTACAAAGTAAAAGAATGAAGAACTATCATAAAGAACATCCAGAAGCAATTCAACGAATGAGTGAGATAATGAAAGTGTATCACGAAGAACATCCAGAAGATAGAATAAAATGGGTTGAGAAAATGAAAGTGTATCATGAAGAACACCCAGAAGTAAGACAACAAATGATCGATTCGCAGAAAAAATATTGGGACAGTAACGAAGCAATGGAACAACAAAGTGATGCACTTAAAAAATATCATAAAGAACATCCTGAAGCTGGGAAAGAACAAGGTGAGAGAATGAAAAAATATTATGAAGACAATCCTGAAGCGAGACAACAAATGAGCGAAATAAAAAGGAAATATTATGAAGACAATCCTGAAGCAGGAAGAGAATGGGGTGAGAGAATGAAAATGTATCACGAAAACAATCCTGAAGCGAGACAACAAATGATCGATTCGCAGAAAAAATATTATGAAGACAATCCTGAAGCGAGACAACAAATGAGCGAAATAAAAAGGAAATATTATGAAGAACATACAGAAGCTGGAAAAGAACATGGTGAGAGAATGAAAAAACGCTTTGAAGACAATCCAAACTTGGGAAAAGAACACGGAGAACGAATGAAACAACATTTTAAAGACAATCCAGAAGCTGGAAAAGAACATGGTGAGAGAATGAAAAAATATTACGAAGACAATCCAGAAGCAAGACGACAACAGAGCAATGCACACAAAGAATATCATAAAGAACATCCAGAAGCTGGAAAAGAACATGGAGAACGAATGAAAATATATTATGAAAACAATCCAGACGCTAGATTGAAACAAGGAGAATCACAAAAAAAATATCATAAAGAACATCCTGAAGCTGGGAAAGAACAAGGTGAGAGAATGAAAAAATATTATGAAGACAATCCAGACGCTAGATTGAAACACGGAGAAACACAGAAAAAACGGTTTGAAAATATGGATGAAAGACGAAAAATATCAGATGCACAAAGACAAAATAAACCATTTGATGTGTTTACAATTGATGGAACTTATATAAAAACATTTACTTATCCGTGTGATGCAAATGAATATTTACAAAAGGAATATGGAATTACACCAGTTATTTCAAAAGTTCTATCAGGAAAAAACAAGAGTTCTAGAGGCTTTGTATTCAAATATAAGTAAATTCTACTTAATCAACCCAAATGTATAAATGTGTGTTCTAATATGTTGTCCGTTTTCGGTAAATTGAAAATCTTTGCTTTCTATGTTATATTTTGATTTTAATAAATGTTTTATTATAGACAACCAAGGTCTTTTTATTTTACTCGGTTCTCCTACTGCTTTAATTCCGTTAAATGAAAACCATTTTCTTATTTCAGGAATTAATTCCATTATTGAAATTTGGATCTCTTTGTTATTGTCTAATTCATGCAGGGTATATGTATTATTATTTTCTAAATTTAATATTTTAATAATCTGTTCTATTATTTCATCTTGTTCTTTTTTATATAATTCACTTTTTAATCGCATACCAGTTATATACTTAAACCATCTAATTTTTAAGTATATTATTTATAATTTTTTAATTTACGCCTTCTCGTTGATGATTTTCTGTGTAATTTTATTCCTTCTTTCAAATTGTAAGCATGTTCAAAATAATTCTTATAATTTTCAGGTTTTACTTTTTCAATTGCTTTATTCACATTATTTTCTAATTGTTGGTAATTTTCAACATTTCTATTCTTTTTCATGTATGTTTTGACTTGGTTGAAATATTCTTCAATCGCATCCGTTTTCGGTGTATAAGGGATGCAAAATAAATAATCATTACCACTTTTGATAATAGCATTTTTAATGAGTTCGTTATTATGACTTCCTGCATTATCCAATATAATAAGATGGTTTTTGTATTTTGGAAAAATATATTTCTCTAAAAATTCCAACAATCTTTCTTTCGTCATACCACCTTTTTCATACATTTCTTTACCTACCCATTTTGAATTACTTATTGCTACCAACAAAGTAAATTTACGAAATACAAATTGGTTGGTCGTTTTTATTACACAACGCCTACTTAAATTACATCTACTATAAGTCGGTTTCAAAGCAGAACCAACACTTGTTTCATCCAAACAAATGATTTTATTTATTGGAAATTGTTTTATTTTTTGATAAAATTTATCCAATTCAGTTTGTTTGTCTATCGGTTTCTTGTATCTTTCATTTGGAAAATGTTCGTGTCTTGTGCGTTTTATGGTTTTATTATTGCCTCTAACAATATGTCCTAAATGCTGAGATGTTATATCAAATGTGGGGTATTTATTTTTCATATCAACTGCTAATTCATTCATAGTAAGTTGTTCGTTTTGTTTCAATAAATCCAAAGCAGTATTAACTTGCGTTTTTGTAATTTTATACGATATTGGTTTTCTATTCCTTCTTGTAAGATTTTTAGTAGAATTATATCGTTGTATCCATCGTTGTAAAGTAGATTTATTACAATCAAATATTTTACAGGTTTTTCTTATATTGTCTTTATTTTTCAAATAATATTTTACAGCAGAAATTTTATAATCCTCACTTTTATGCGTCATTACTATTATAAAAACAGAAAAACTTACTCATAATTTGTCCCATTTTAAATCTTCAAAGGTGTAAAGAGGAGTTTTTTGCTAAATCACATAATAGGATAAAGACTTATCATGTCACAATATGTTTTTATCCTATTATTTCCACTCGGTTGTAGAGACAATTTACCAATTCGTTTTTTTCACGTTAATATTCGCCCCTTTATTACCTTTTCGGTTTTTCGATGGGTCATACGCTTCATCTTCATCGTCAGAACCCATACTCTTTGAAATTTCCCAGAATTCTTTAGAACCTAATCGGAATTTA